GGGCTGGAAGGTTTGGACCCTGATAAGCCCGGCAAGGGCCTGGAACGCCTGAACGATAAGCAAAACTAGGAGCGGCCCATGGCTGTCGTCGTCTTTGATCCCGCTGAGTTTCGGCTGATCTACCCGTCCTTCGCGTTGCTCTCCGATGCGCAGCTCAACCATGCCTTCAGCATGGCCACGCTGTACCTGAGCAACAAGGACACCAGCGCGGTCTGTGACGTCGACGAGCGCAAGGTGCTCCTGTACCTGCTGACGGCCCACGTCGCGGCGTTGACCTATGGCGAGAACGGCCAGGGCCCGCGGCCGCTGGTGGGCCGGATCAGCAGCGCTACCGAGGGCTCGGTTTCGGTCTCGGCCGAGTACAACGTCGCGCCGGGCTCGGCGCAGTGGTATGCCCAGACCGGCTATGGCGCCCAGTATTGGGAAGCCACGGCCAAGTACCGGGTGGGCCGCTACCGGTCCGCGCCGCCCGGCGTTGCTGTCCCTGTGGTGATCTCATGGCGGCCGTGACGTTCAAGGGCGGCGACGCCCTGATGGCGAGGCTGAAGGAGATCGCCGACAAGGCTGGCGACGGCGGAACGCTGCGCGCTGGCTTCCTGGAGAACGCCACGTATCCCGACGGCACGCCCGTCGCCTATGTGGCTGCGATTCAGGAATTCGGCTCGCCGGAGGTGGGGATCCCGCCCCGGCCGTTCTTCCGCACCATGATCGCCGCCAAGCAGAAGGGCTGGCCGCGCGCTCTCGGCGCGTTGGCCAAGAACAACGACTACGACATCGACAAAGCGCTGGGCCAGATGGGCGAAGGGATCAAGGGCCAGCTGCAGGAATCGATCCGCGATGTCAGCGGGCCGGCGCTGTCGAAAGTCACGCTGCTGCTGCGCGAGCGGTTCGGCAACAGCCCTGAATCGATCTCCTTCGCGGACGTCCAGCAGGCTCGGCACGACATCGCCGCGGGCGTTGAGCCCAATGTGACCGGCACGCAGGCCAAGCCGCTGGTCTGGACTGGCCACCTACTCAACAGCGTGGATTACGAGGTCGACACATGAATTTGCACGGGATCGTCAGCCCCATCATCGCCGCAGTGAACCCGATGATCGACGGCGCACTGCGCGCCAGCGATGGCTATGAGATGGGGCCAGGCCGCAAGCAAGTGCCGAAGTACCTGGCCGACGCGCCGGCGCGCCTGCAGGTGCAGCCGCTGAGTGGCAAGGACTTGGCCCATGTCGAAGCCCTGGGGATCCAGGCCGTACAGCGCAGCGTCTACATGTTCGGCGACACCCAGGGGGTCGTGCGGCCGCTGGCCAAGGGCGGCGACCTGCTGCTCTTCGACGGCAAGACCTGGCTGGTGACGGTGGTGTTTGAGACCTGGCCCGACTGGTGCAAGGTCGGGGTGACCCTGCAAATGGACGAAACACCATGAGCGTGCACATCAGCATTACCGAGGACGACCTGGTGGAGGACCTGGGGGCATTCGCGGACACCCTGGTGGACTGTGAGGTGGTGCGCGGCCAGGTGAACCGCGTGCCGGCTCCGAAAGGCGATTTCGTCGTGGTCACGCCCGGGGGAATGGTGGGGCTGTCGCTGCCCGTCACGGCCTACGCGGATCCGACGCCTGACACCGGCACCCGGACACTGACACGACCGACCCAATGGGCCGCCCAGGTCGACTGCTACGGCGAGCGCGCGCAGGACCGGGCGCTTGTCCTGTCGATCGCGCTCCGAAGCCAGTACGGCTGCGAATTCCTGGGCGAGCTGGGCCGCGCGCAGCCTCTCTATACCGGCGAGCCCAGGCAGATGCCGCTCATCACCGGCGAGGACCAATACATGGAGCGGTGGTCATTCGACGCCGTTCTGCAGTTCAACCCTTCCATCACCCTTCCGCAGCAGTTCGCGGAGCACCTTCATGTTGACCTGGTTGAGGTCGACGAGAAATATCCACCCGGAGCTTAAAGCTATGTCCATTCCCGCCAGTGAAATCGTCCAGGTCGTCCCTGGCGTGATCGGCGCCGGCGGATCGGCGCTCGACCTGAACGGCCTGATCCTGACCGATAACACCGCGGTGCCCGTTGGCACCGTCCAGAGCTTTGCCACGGCGCGCGACGTGCAGCGCTTCTTCGGCCCGACCTCGACCGAGGCCACGCTGGCCGGCATCTATTTCAACGGCTTCGACAACTCGACGCGCAAGCCCGGCGATCTCCTGTTTGCCCAGTACCCGCTGGAAGACGTCGCGGCCTATGTCCGCGGCGGGTCGATGGCGTCCACCACCCTGGCGCAGCTCCAGGCCTTGTCCGGCATCCTGACCGTGACGGTCGACGGCGTGGAGAAGACGTCCAGCAGCATCACGCTGGCGGCCGCGACGAGCTTCTCGAATGCTGCCTCGCTCATCCAGGCGGCGTTCACGTCGTTCGGCGCGTCTTGCACCTATGACGCCCAGCGCGCGGCCTTCGTCATCACGTCGGCCACTGACGGCGCGGCCAGCACCATCAGCTTCGGCAGCGGCACGATCGCGGCTGGTCTGAAGCTGACCGAGGCGACGGGTGCGGTGCTGTCGCAGGGCGCTGCGGCCGGTACGCCGGCGGCCAACCTCAGCGCAATCACGGACGTCAACCAGAACTGGGCGTCGTTCATGACAACCTTCGAGCCGGACACGGACGGCAAGGTGGAATTCTCGGCCTGGACGAACAGCCAGGGCGACCGCTATGTCTACGTGGGCTGGGATACCGATGTCCAGGCCACCACGCAGGGCAGCACCACGAGCTGGGGCGCCATCGTGGCCGCGAACGAGTATTCGGGCTCGCTGCCGGTCTACAAGGACGTGCAACATGCCGCCTTCGTGCTCGGCGCGATCGCCAGCATCGACTTCGAGCGCACGAACGGACGGATCACGCTGGCCTTCCGTGGTCAGTCGGGCCTGGCGTTCTCCGTGACCGATGCCACGACCGCACAGACGCTGATCGACAACGGGTACAACTTCTACGGCGACTATGCCACAAGCAATGACCGGTTCCGGTTCTTCTACCCGGGGCAGATCAGCGGTGACTGGGAATGGGCCGACACCTATGTCAACCAGATCTGGCTGAACAACGCGTTCCAGCAGGCCCTGATGACGCTGCTCACGCAGGTGAACTCGGTGCCGTACAACGCCGACGGCTACGCGCTGATCGATGCCGCGTGCATGGATCCGGTGAACGCCGCGGTGAACTTCGGTGCCATCCGCGCCGGCGTGCCGCTGTCCAGCCTGCAAAAGGCCCAGGTGAACAACCAGGCGGGCGTTGAAATCTCCGGCACGCTGGAAACGCGCGGTTGGTATCTGCAAATCCTGCCGGCGACGGCGCAGGTGCGCGCCGCGCGTGAAACGCCGCCCATGACCTTCTGGTACATGGATGGTGGCTCCGTCCAGCAGATCACCCTCGCATCCCTGGCCATCCTGTAAGGGCGACCGACATGTCTACTCTCACCAGTGCAAATTCCGTCCTGCTGCTCGGCGTCGGCGGCATCTTTCCCGTCCCTCAGAAGATCGAGGGCTATGCCACCGACGATGCGTTCACGTTCGATGCGGTCCAGCCGGCGCAGGCCGTCATGGGCGTGGACGGGCGTATGTCGGCCGGCTACACGCCCTTCATGAGCGTGCAGACCATCGCGATTCAGGCCGATTCTCCCTCCATGACCATCTTCGAGGCATGGCTGGCGGCCATGAAGGTGGCGCGCGAGGTGTTCTACGCCAACGGGACGCTGAACATCCCGTCGATCGGACGCAAGTTCGTCATGACCAAGGGCGTGCTGACGCAGATCCCGCCGGCGCCGACCGCGCGGGCCATCCTTCAACCCATGACGTTCCAGATCACCTGGGAAAACGTCTCTCCGGCTTTGGTGTGATATGGCCCGCAAGACGGCAACCGTAACGATCAGCGCCGAGGGGCGCGACAAGGGCAAGGTGTTCGTCCTGACCGAGCTTTCGGCTTACGAGGCCGAGGACTGGGCCGGGCGCGCGCTCTTCGCGCTGATGAATGCCGGGGTGGAAATCCCGGACAACATCGCTGAGGCTGGACTGGCCGGGGTGGCTGCGATGGGCATCAAGGCCATCGCCAGGCTGCCGTTCGATAGCGCCAAGCCGCTGCTGGACAAGATGATGGATTGCGTGCAGATCCAGCCGAGTCCGGATGTGACGCGCCAGCTCGTTTCCGGCGACATCGAGGAAGTGGC